TCAGTACATAAGGTGGTAGATGGTGACACTATTGATGCTGATATTGACTTGGGTTTTGATATCTCCCTTACTAAGCGAATTCGTCTTGCTGGTGTCGATACCCCAGAGAGCAGAACAACTGATCTCAGAGAAAAAGCACTTGGTCTTGAAGTTAAAGAATGGCTTAAAAAGAATCTTGAAGGTAAAAAAGAAATATTAGTCAAAACAGAACTTCCAGATAGCACAGAAAAATATGGCAGAATTCTTGGAAGGTTATTTGCTGATGGTGTATGTCTTAATGATCGTATGATTGCTGAGGGATATGCTTGGGAATATGATGGTGGAACAAAGAAAAAAGACTTTGATCTACTAAAAGCAAAGAGAGATGAAAACAGTCATAGTTGAACTATTAATTCTCATGAGACTTCTAACTCATGATGGAATAATGTTAGACAAAAGAAGACCTCTCCCCAAAAGACAACCACCAGAAGTGATTAGATTTATCAGAAGACCAGCAAAAAAGGGAAGAAAAATATTTTATTATTTTGAGTGAAACTTCTTATATTGTTCTTTCTTTTCTGATTTCTGTTCTTTCTTGAGTAACTTATTGACCTTCTTGAGAGACTGACTTTTTTCAAAAGCAAAATAAACTTGAGTTTCATATGGGGTAAGATCCTTGCTAAGAAGTTTCTTACCCCTTACAAATAGTTGTTCTACTATAGGTTTCATTCTCTTTACCATCCATTCCACCAAAGATTTGCCAATAAGAGCCGCAGCAACAGAAGCAGTAGCAGTGGTGCCAGCAAGTATAACCTGTTCTTTTGGAGGAATTGGAACTTGTCCAATGATAGGCACTTCAATGACTGGAACTCCTAGGTTATTAGTTTGTGTATCTTGATTGGGAACAACCAGATTATCCTGGGGGGGTTGAATAAGTTGGGGCAGTTGAGGTGTAGGGGTATCTGGAAGTCCTCTGGATTTTTCTTCTTTCCCTTCTTGTTCTTTTTGCTTTTCTGCCTTTACTGCCGCATCAAATTCTTCCTGTGTTGGAACATTAATCACAGGATATTTTATAGAAGGGTCTGGTGCTTGAAATATAGGAAGTGCCAGACCTTGGGTTACAGGAAACTCAAACTTCTGAGCGGGTAGTTGCTCTACTGTAGTCTGGGGAATCCCCTGGATCACAGTTGGGGCAACCTGCTGTTGAGGTATCTGAGACTGCAATATCTGCTGGAGATTCTGGTTCTGGAGTGGGCTCAACTGCTGTGACTGCAGGTTCGGGATCTCGTTTGGCATCCTCTGGTCCTTCTTTCTTCATGGTATTAATGCCAAAAGTTGCTGCAGATGCAGTAAACACTGTAGCAATAAAGGTTGGGTCCATCTTTGAAAGCATACCAGCATAGCTAGCTGTTAACAAAGCAGCACTCCAACTCAAAATGGCAATACGAATAACTTGTCCCATAGCTCTTTCTTTTTTGTTTAATGAATCAGCCATTGAATTTAAAATAATGGTGGACTCACTTGAAAAATAATTACTCTTGGCTATTTAGGATTTAGAACCTAAATTTAACCTTTCCTGCAATTGAGTTGGTTGTAACACCATCACTTAAACCATGAGATCCCTCAATAAATAACACCTCTTTATAATCTACTGATGCTGTAACTCCATAAGAATTATCAGTGGCATATGCACCTTCTACACTTACGCCAAATAAATCTTTTTTCTTACCACCAAAACGAGTTTCAAGTTTGAGACCTGCTTCTCCAACATGTGTGGTTTTATTAACTGCTTCAACACTTCTAGCAGATTCTGGAGAACCTGTTTCTGTATATGCATCTCTCTTAACATTAGAAACAGTATAACCTAAGAAAGGTTTGATCCATCCAGAGTTATTTACATACAATCTATTATGTACCCACCACTGTTGACCCTCTACTTTACCCCAATTTCCAAACTGATACTCAAGTGTTCTGGAATAATCATATTTGTCTTGTGATGCCCCAGCATTGGTTACTAATGCAAGATCTCTGCCATGGAAACTATTGAATACACCAACATGCTGTCTCTTTAGATGTGAGATACTATCTACACCTAACATTTCAGTATAGAGATCATTGTATTGTGCTCCAGCAGTCCAACCTTTTGTTAGATCATATTCAAATCCACCACCAAATACTGTAGATTTTGCTTCATAACCATCAGCATTATAAGATTGAGCAATTCTGCTATTCTCAAATACTCTGAATCTCTTCTTATGATTGGTAATTGGTTCATGATCTAAAAGACCATTGAGGGCACTACTGACACCATCCAAAACTTCTAGTTGATCAACACGACCAGAGAAGTCAGCATACTGATGAGAAACAGCAGATTGACTTGAAGAACTTGTAGTAACTACAGGTGTTCCATTTGTAACAACAGTAGAGTTATCACTATAAGTATCAGTTGTAACTGGTGTGGTAGTTGTGGTTGTTACAGTTGTGGCAGTAACAGTTGTTGCAGCATCAAAGTTCAGTGTCTGCTTTCCACCACTCTCTGAAGAAGTGTGAGTGATAACAGTGTTTGAAGTGAATGTAGGATTGGCAACACTTACATTTACATTATAAGTAAGAGCAGAGCTTACCAGAGTTGGTGTTGTGACTGTTCCAAACTCCTGAACATCTGGAATGCCATTCAGGTTTGCATCACCAGAAAGAATTGCTGATGAAAGCGTGATTGTGCTACTGAGAGTAATTTGATCAGCAGGCATCCAATCCATAGTTGGAGTGGCAGTTGGCTGATATGATTGTGGATCTCCCAGAGGAATGTAAGTAAAAGTATAATCTCCAGCAGCAAGTCCAGTGAATGTTACACCCTGCCAGGTATAAGATTGACTCCAAACAGAAGGATCTCCATAAGGAACTAATTGAGTTCCATCTGATTGAAAATAATTAGTTCCTGGTATTAATCCAGCAGGAGTTGAATTTTCAAGTAATGTAAACTGGGTGATGGTTGGACCAAATGTAGTTCCATTTGCACCTTGAAGTTTTAGTTCACCTTCATTAAAAGTGGTCCCACTGTGCCAAGAACCATACCAGAAAGTTACTCCACCATTTCCATCCCCAACATATCCAATTGAGTTTGTATGTGCAAGTGTTGCTACTGGAGCACTAACTAAAAGTGCAGATGCTGCAGCCAACGCTTTCTTAGCATAAGACATGTAAAAGTCCCCTATTACTTAGTGTGTACTGAACAAAACAAACCGAAGTATGTTTAAAAGTAAAGTATTCACAAAGTCTTAGAGGACTTGGGTTATATAGATTCAGATCAAAAGATCAAGAATCAGTTAAAATTGTATTCTATTTATCCTTTTTTCCAAGCCTCACCTTCTGCCTTTCTTCTACGAGCAAGTCCTGCTTCTACATTTGAACCAGGATTTCTGTAGAGATAGAGAGCATCAGGAACTAAGTCCCACTCTTTATTCTTCAGGCGCTTAGTAATAGTATTAAAGTTATCACCGCCGTAAAAACCGGCACCAAGATTATAAGCAAAGCTGAGCAGAGCTCCTCTTTTTCCATCTGACATTTCACTCCAATGTGGAATTTTTCTGAGTGCAGGAAGAAACTGGTTCTTGCACTGACTGATTAGCAGATCATCTGCTTCTTGTTGGGTGATTGTATCACCAAGTTTGAATGCTGATCCATCTTTATTACGAGTAGATCCCCATCCAATTGTGATTGGAAGTCCACCAGTAAGAGGATCAGGATATGCCTTTAGATGGCATCCTTCAAACTCTTTGATTAACTTGATTCCCATCATTGGTACATCATCACCACCTGTTACTGGAGCAGAGGTAGCTGCAGCAGCAGGAACTGGTGCAGCATTACCCTTTTTTCCTCTATAGATCTCCGCCCAATCTACATTGTCCTCAAGGAACTTAACTGGGAGGTTATCTTCCAACCATTGAACTGCCTTCACATGGTTGGGGTTCTTCTCATCATAGAATTTGAAGAAGTTATGTAAATCTATTCTTGCCATTGTTTGTTCTCCTATCAATCGAAAATTCTACCCCAACCATCGTTGCCACCTGGACACCAACGATGCTTGAGAACTGCTTTAGTATAAATGGTTTTCTTACCATTTGTCACAGGACCAGTATAGTTATCATTCAAAGAACCATATGGATCATTAACATAATAACCCTTACCATCTGGGGTCTTGCCAATTACAACACACATGTGCCCACCAGTAGGTGCAGATAAAGAACCCCTATGCAAGATACCAATAACAACAGGTTTCCCAGCATCAAGACTCTTATCAATATCATTAAAAGAAAGATTGTAACTAAAGTGTGACTTAACTCCATAACCTGCCAGAACCTTTGTCTGAACTGCATGGTCGGTTGTGTCACCAATAGCAAAAACTTTTTTAACATACTCATCATCGCCCTTGATTGAGCCTGGCTTGAGGAAAGCAAGGCACATAGCACATGATGAACTGTTGCAAGTTCTATGTGCGTCTCTGTAGTTATCTACTTGATTGAAGTATGGAACTGCAAGAACTGCTGGTGTAGGTGGTTTAGTTCTAAAGATTCCAATCCAATCTGTCTCAGAATCATCCATGAATTCAGCAGGAAGGTTATCCTCTAACCACTGCACTGCTGCTACATGATTCGCATTACCATCATCATAATACTTGAAAAAGTTATGAAGATCTAATGTCATTATTCTCTCGATAGCACTCTGAGTTATTTAGCTCAAGGCATTAAAAAACCCCCTCAAGGGGGGTTCAATATTATACAGAAACTAATTCTTTTGTTGTTGATTTAATATATTCTAGAACTGCTTCTGGGGTTGTTGCTTCATAAGGATCTGAAGCAGCATTATCTTGCTTTCCTGCTTCCTCAAAGAACTTTTCAATAATGCCATTGTCTACCACAGCAGCATATCTCCAAGAACGTTCACCAAAACCAAGATTGGTCTTGGTAACGAGTTGACCCATAGAGCGAGTGAAGTAAGCATTACCATCAGGGATAAGTTTTACATTCTTGATATTTTGATCCTGTGCCCAAGCATTCATTACAAAACCATCATTAACAGAGATGCAATAGATATCATCCACACCATGACCAATGAAATCTTCATACTTCTCCTCAAATCCAGGAAGTTGATAAGCAGAGCAAGTAGGAGTAAATGCACCAGGGAGAGAGAAAATAATAACACGCTTACCATTAAAAAGATCTGCAGATGTTTTACTTACAAACTCACCAGATTCACGAAAAATAAATTCAACTTGAGGGATCTGATAAGCTTCTTTACGCATAGAAACCTCCATCAGAAAATCCCAGGAATAATTTGACCAGTGATTAGATATGAACCAACTCCAGCAACAAAACCAATCATTGCCAGACGAGCATTGAGGATCTCTGCCTCAGGGGTAAAACCGAATTTCATTTTTTTTCTCCTTGATAGGGGTGTTGTTGTTTAAGTTCTGGATTGGGTTGGGAGAAGACCATAGGACTTCTGGTTTTATTCTTGATAACAATAA